ACCATCAAATAACTGACAGAATTTATTACGAAGACGATTTACAAATTTGGCAAACTTAACTTCATCTCTTGTGACTTCAGTAACACGACCAAGACCAACCATACCTCCAGGTTGTGTATCAAGTCTACCAACTGGCACATTCAATGACTGATATAATTTTCTTTGAAAGTACTGAACATCTTGCAACTCACCAAGGTTTTGTCCTGCTGGCAATGTTACAATCTCTGTACCTTTACCACCTTCACGGCGAGGCAACCAGAAGTCTTCGAGCATTGAAAGATGTTTGCGCTCATCTTTAATCTCACCAGTGTTTGCATCATAGACAAGTTTGTTACGATACTTGACCATAATATCACGAAGATATTGTTCTGCTTTTAATTTTGGTAAGTTACCAACATCAATATAGAACACTCGGCGCTCAGGTGCTCTTGACAATCTATAGATGACAATAGCATCTTCAGTCATTCTTAACTGATTCAATGGTTTGATTGCTTTATGCAAGTAACCAAGAACCATTGTGTTCTTGGCATCCATTAAACCTGAGTTTACATTAATGATTGAGTCTGGTGCAATACGAATACCAGATGCGCCTGCGGCAGCATTTGCTGTATATCCTTGAGTAGTCATGCCTCTATCATTATAGACATAATACTCAGTGACAGATGAAATTAATTCAGCACCTGTTCTTGGGTCTTTATTTTTTTGAATCTCACGAACTTTTCTAATTTTTCGTGGGTCAATAAATCTTAATTCTTGTATGCCTTGTTTAGGCGTTTTTTCGTTGACGATAATATGATAGTTGAGTCTACCATCAATATACCAACGGCGATAAATCTCATCTCCAAGATTCGAGAAGTTCAACATGCGTTTAACATTTTGAAACTCTTCTCTAATTTTCTTTTTGATAGATTCTGGCTGTTTCAATTTGTCCATATTGATATCAACGATTTCACCATCGTCAGTGTCAATAGTAATTGATTCAGTAATAATTTCATCGATGGCCGCTTCACATTCTGCATGAAGAGACATCTCACGATATCGTGTAATTAATTCGAGTTCATTGCGAACTGAACCTTCGAGGTCCACATAGGTGCCATAATACGCACCAGACTGAACGGTTATAGCGCCGTCTTCAACAGCGGCTTGCGGCATAACGAAAGAAGACTGCTCAGGTTTTTCGACCTGAGTTACTTCTTTCTTGCCTAGATTGAAACCAAAAAGTTTGATAGCCATATCACTCCATTATATAATAAAAAGTAAGGGAGGGATTTCCCTCCCTATACTTAGTTGATGCCAATTGCGGCGGCTTCCCACCACTGATATGCCATAGTTACTGTAAACTCTTCAATTGTGTCGTTTGATCCCCAATCAACATCGATTTGACTAACATCGGTTGGGAACATTCCGACAAACTTATAAGATTTAAGTTCACCGCCTGATTTACCATACTGTCTTACAACAGCATCTGCGCCATATGATGAAGCAGAAGTAGCGATATTATTTCTCAAGTTAGTAGAGTGTGAATTCAACGCCGCCATCCAACGCTCGAAAGCGTTACGGATAACGAAGTCTTCATCATTAATGATTGTGATTGTCCAGTCAGCAAATGTTCTGTTACCAGCTACTTTAATCTCACGACCAAAATATTGGATAGGCACAGCATTAACTGTAGAACCTGGCAAGCCAGCAGTCTTACAAAAGAATGTAAGTTTTTGTGAAGCATTTCCGGGATTAGAGAAAAGAGGGAACTGCATCTCAACTTGGAATAAGTTAGGACGAGCGCCATCTCCTTGCATCTGAGAGCGGAATTCATAGACATTAAAAGCCATTTAATTTTCTCCTGTTCTCTTTATTTATTAGAATTTACCAACAACTTCATCGAATGCAACGCCAGTTCTAACTGCAACGAAGTTCAGTTGAATGAAATTGATTGAACGAGCAGGTTTGATATAAATGTCACCAATGAATTCATTACGGTCAATTACTTCACCAGTATTGTTTGTTTCATCGCAAACAACACGGTAATCGTAAATACCACGGCGTCCTCTTACATCACGCAAGAATGGCTCAACTAGTGCTACAAATTGGGCACGAGTAAATTCATCATTGAATTCAAACAATGAAAACTTGGCTGCTTTTGCAATTGCTTTTTCAAGAACAATAAACAAACGGCGAACATTAATTCTGTCGAATGCAGATGGTTTAGCTAACAATGTCTTATCACCGAAAAGGATTGTACCTTCACCAGGGAATGTAACGACAGGGTTAACACCAATCTTATACAACTCATCACGCTCTGCTTTGGTTGGGTTAAAAGAAAGTCTAATAACATTCTTAATTTGACCACGATTGAAACCAGCTGGTGAGAACCATGGGTCACGCTCAACATCTGTTCTAACACACAATCCTGCTGTATCGCCGTTCATAGGAACATAACGGTACACATCATTGTATTTGTCATACTGATATTTCCATGCGGAGTCTATGACTGCATATGAAGATGAAGTTAACAAATTACGGAATGTTGTAATATTTGCTCTTTCGTTGCCTGGAGCATCAACTACATCATCACGGCGTGGTGACAAGAATACTAAGCAATCTTTACGAGCCTCGGCGACACTACCAATCAAGTATGTTGCAACAGTTTGAGAAGCAACACCACCTAAGACTAATGAAATGTCAACAATTTCTGGGTCTGCAAAATAACCATAACCTCTGATAGTATCTGCATCAGTAGGAGTTACAGTTGTACCACCAGATAGTGATACACCTACACCAGCATTAAGGTTGGTATATGTTGTTCCTAGAGCGGCAGTACCCCAGTTTGTTCCACCAGATGTGTGGTCCATCCAATAGACATATTTGGATTTATTGAAAATTACACGAGGATAGTAGATTGAAGAACCGTTGTCGCTTCTAGCATCTGATGCTTTAGAAACGAAAGCGTATTTTTCAAGCACTGTATTTGCAGTACCACTGAATTTACCATCTTCATCGATAACGATAATATGCATTTCATCTCTGCTACCACCTTTGTCAGCAACATATGTTGATGTTCCTGGTGCGGCATCGAAGTTATCGGCATATTGCCATTTGCGAAGAACTGGTTGACCAGCAGAAACTGCTGTTGTCAATGCTGTTGCAAGTGTAACAACTGTCGTAGAAACTTGTGCAACACGAATATATGTTGTACCAGCATCTACAGAAATCAAGTCATTGTTTGCAATCCATGTAGCGCCGCTTGAACTAAGGTTAATAGTTGTGTTACCAACGATAGATGCGTTTGATGTGATAGATGCTAGTGAAGTTAAGTTTCCAGAGAATGCATTTGCACTTGGGCAAATAGAAATTCTCAATGAATCGCCTAAACCACCAACATATCTTGCGGCCCAATCTCCAACAGCCGCTTCACCGTTAAAATAGTTCTCTTCATAATCTTCTTCATGCTTAATATAGATTCCAGTACCGCTTGATGTTGAGCAGTTTGAAGTCGTATTAGCGGCACGAACAATGCGAAGATTGTTTCCGTATGCCAAGAAGTTGGCAGCCGTGAAAAATGATGTGGCAGTATTTGCATCCGGTTTACCGAAGCGTTCAACGAGTTTTACTTCGCTGTCAACAAGGATTCTCTTCTCGATAGGTCCCCATTGAAATGCTCCAGAAAACGCACCTTGAGTTGTCCCAACAGCAGGAACTACTGTTGTTAAGTCAATCTCTGATACATTTACGCCTGGACTTAGTTGAAAGGCCATGTTTTGTCTCCTTTAAAATTCTTAGTCTGGCTTAAAATTCCAATTACTGTTTATTTATAGTTTTACAAATTTGAGGAAAGATAGCGACTTTTTACGCTACTCCATAAATCACCATCCTCAACTCTCATCTCTTCATAATCATTTACACCCTGATACCCATCTATGATGCCAAACGGAGTCATAGAATCTTCAATTAGGGAGTTTTGTTCTTCTAGAATGTGCTGTCTAATGTCTGTATTTGTAGTTTCTTTAAAAAATTTCTGTGCAACTAACCAAGCAAAAAGAACCAGCGTCATTGCTAAGTCATCATTATTACCTTCTTCGGCGGCATAACTATCTTTAACACGCACAAATGTGTTAAGTTCTGCAATAGTATCAAAGTCATAAATCAGAAATTTATTGTTCTCAACAATTGCTTTTAAGTTAGCGCATCCAATTTTCTTAACTGCTGAGGTTGTTCTCAATCCAAAAGAGACTGATTTTTTATATCCAGCAGAAATCGACTGACCTTTAATAGAGTGATGTTCTAACTTGAAAATATTTTCATACTCTAAATCATTATGTAGTATATCCACAACTTGCTGTCCGTTGTCATTGATTTCAACAAGCACAAATGCTTCATTGTAATACTTTGCTACCCTATAAATTAATGTAGGAAATGTCAACGGTGAAATGGTATTGCTTCTATATTTGGCAACTTGTCTGTAAGGAACAGTAGTTACATCGACAACTGAGAATGCTGAATAATCTAAACCTAAACCTCTCGAAACATCGACTGTCATTGTATACATGTTTTTAGGTTTCATTTTTTCAGTGACTTCATCAATGCATTCACCAATCGGTCTTTCGTATATTGATAGACCATTCTCTTCTTCAAGAGGATTCTTGAATGCTAACTCACGAAGTTTTATACCAGAGATTAATGTTGCCGAAGAACCAATGAATTCTGTCTCAAACTCTTGTCTGAATTGTTCTTCAGAAGTGTTTCGTATTGTCTCTTCTTTCCAAGCATCATCACGACCTGGAACCATTGACCAATGAACTTCAAGTGGTTTGTATGTTGAACGACCTTCTGTCGCATCGACCCACATCTTATAGAATTGATTCAGACCATTAGGTGTCGATACAATAATAACCTTTGTCGTTTTACCTGATGAAATAACAGGGTATGTTGATGTGAAGAAGTCTTGTGCCATGTTGTGTTGAACGAAGGCAAACTCATCTAAAAAAACTAGATTGTAAGTACCACCACGAACGCCAGATGCAGAAGTAGCGTATGCCCAAATAACAGAACCGTTCTCAAGTTCAATGTTACCTTTGTTCCAAACTTTGATACCTTGTTGCAACCATAGAGGCAAATATTCATATGCGTATTGAAGTCGACCTAAAATCTCACGAGCCAATGCGCCTTTGTTTGCAAGAATTGCAATCTTATAATCAATGTTGAATAGTACAGTCCAAAGCATATAACCAACTGTCGTAGTTGTCTTACCAACCTGACGAGGCATCTTTGCAATACAGAAACGATTGTTGTGAAATGTATCGACCATCTCTTCTTGAAATGGCCACATGTCGAATGGAACAAGACCTTTGTCCACATTGACAATCTTCACATATTTTTTAATGAAGTAAATTGGGTCTTCAGAACACTTTACAATCTCTGCAACTTGTTCTTCAGTGTAGGATATTTCTACACCTAACCTTTTTAGACTCGCATTACCATTATACCCACCACCATTATCACTCATTTATTATTCTTCAAAAACTTTACTAGTTCTGTTGTTGAGCCAACAAAAACTGCTTTGTCAACATTTACATTTCCACTTTGTTTTTTATCGTCAGACCCTTGTAAATCTTTCTTACGCTTTTGCAATTCAAGTAAGTCTTTATTTAAGTCAGATAAGTTTTTGATTAATGTTGCGACAACTTCATATGCTCTTGGTTGTTCAGATTCGTTTGCTACTAACAAAAGATTATCAAAGGCAGTTCCACCTTTGTTGATTAATTTTTTGATGTTCTGTCTAGCAAACTCAACATCATCTTCAATAGTTGAATCTTTTATTTCGACAACGGCAGTCTCTTTGACCTCAATTACATTTGTTGGTGTTATTGGGTCTATGTCGAATATGTCTGATAAGTTTTTATCTATGCTTTTCATAATGTATCAGGGTATTCTTTTGACTGAATGGTATAGCCAAAATCATCATTTGTGTCAGCAGTGACTGGGTTTTGAGTAATCTTTGTATTTGCTATCAATAATGGTGTAGTCTCTACAGTAGAAACAAGATATCTTGCATGTGAATCTGCGCCAATAACAATATCGTTTGCAGACAATACACCAGTCATCGAAGTTGCAATCAGAGTGTTTGAATTTGGTCTCCAGTACAATACTGTGCCAAGAACATCTCTTCTGTTTTCAACATTGATAGTCTCACCTTCAAGATATTTTCCGTTTCCTGTGTTTGCAGTATTCTGCATAACTACAGTCTGAATTGCTTTGTTATTGGTATCGTAGAACAAGTTTGTTGTAGAACCACCAGTGATAATGTTTGCACTATTGGCAACAACACCACTATCGATACCAATAATGATAGCACTATTAGCAACAGGACCAAACAGATATCCTTTAACAGTGAATGTCAAATCCCATGTAATGATTCTTTGTGAATCTAAATTACCTTCATATTCTATGTTCTGTGAAACACTATTGAGAACAATAGGAATGTCTTTGATGATATTCAGTGATGGAACTAGATTAGCAGTGACTGTATAGTCTGGAACAAAATATGGTAGAATTTGTTCAACAAGTTGTGTACCATCTTCAATGTTGCGAACAAAAATGCTTAGAGTGAAATCAAAGTTATATGGCGCACCAACATACTGAGACTTGACTGTTCTTTTGACTGTTGTGTCAGCGGCCGCAATCTTAATAGCCGATTGTTGCTTACGGCTAGAATCATATGAAATGTTTGTCATTTCAAAATTAAGTCTAGGTAAAGTTATAGCGACAGACTTTGTTAGAGTGGGGTCTTGCTGTAATCTTGTAATGAATTTTTCTTTGGCACCATATGCAAGAGGCACTTTAATAACTTCTCTTGCAGTGCCATCATTAGCATATCTTTTGATAGACAGATTATTAAACATCGTACCAAAAATTACGACATATTTTCGAAAGCTACGATTGTAAAAATGAGTACCAAACATTACGGTTCACCAAATGGATTGTTTTCAGAGAAGTCGATGATATTATCACCCTCTGTTTGAACAATTTTATTATCTGCAATATCTTCAAATGAGAAGTCGAGGTCTTGTGCTTTTGATTCACCACTTGTTGAAAGTATCCAAGATGCATTACTTGTGGCACCTTTAATGGCTTGTGAACTTACAAATGTTCCATTAATTTTAATGACTTCAAGTTTTCTTGTTGTTGAATTAAACGAAGTGCATTCAGCAAAAGCGGTTGCTGTAGCAACATTGCTACCTTGATATACTGTCTCATTATTTGCTGTATCAAAAGTTCCAGAACCTCCAGCATTCACAGTCATTGTTGTTACTGTATAATTGTGTCTGATTTGTCCATCAACTTCATCTACACCGGTTTCAATAATTTCACTAGAGAATACGAATTGGCGAAGTTTCAATGAATACAAATACACATTGTTGTCACGCCCACGACCCAATGGATAGAACATTGCAGGAGTGTTCTCATGCTCAACATGTGAAATCTCAAAGAAGTTTTGAACAAGAGGAATGTAAATTAAGTCACCTTCTTGCGCCCTAAACAATCCAGGAACACTTGCTTTAAATCTACGGCGAGAAACAAGCATTGTCATCTCATCACGAATGTCAAGACCAAACTTAGAAATGAAATCGCCTTCACCTTCCATACCAGATACATTGTTGATGTACATTTCAATTGGGTATGCAGTAACATATTTCTTCAGTTGGTCTTCACCATACAACTTATCAATACCTGAATTGTCTGTAGTTCTTGGTAAATAGTAAACATCTATACCATAAATTTTCATGGCTTCAATCAGCAAATCCTCAACGAGCAACTGCTCATTGGTTACTTGATTGACCGGAAAATTATTGAAATATAGATTCGTTGCCATTATTAACCAACTAAAATATCTGGTGGCAATACATTCAGACTTTGAATATCTTCTTCAATCTTTTGAATTTCAACAACAGCCTCATCGTAAATTGCTTGACCATTCAACATCACACCACCTGGCATTTGAATACCTGCAAACTTTTTAAGGTTGTTACCCCATTGTTTTTTAATCAATGCAATAGTGTATCTCTTTAAGAATCTATCATTCCAAACATCTGAGATACCTGATTTTGAGATTGTTTGTCCAGTTGCTGTGCTGGTGAATGCACTGTAAACATTCAATGAAGTTGCTGAGTTAATTTGAATGATTGTTTGAGTTTGACTGCCAACTGTGATATCATCACCAATAAAAAAATCATTGTAGAAGTTTGTTCCAGTGCCAGT